TGGCCCCCGCAGAAAAGAAAAAGGTAAGTCCCGTGGAATCGTTGTTGTTAGTGCCGAGCGTTTTACCGGCTAGGCTTGGCAGAGGCACAGTTGCACTAAATCGCTGCCATGTCGCGCTAAGCGTAAACGCTATTCCCGTAGACAATACCCACAGGAAGGCCGATGCCGATCCACCGCTGCCAAAACTTTGAAATAGATTTAGTCCCACCTTAAGAACGCCACTGCCTGTTTTTGCCCAAAATGATACCGTGACAGTCTTGCCGCTTAGTCTGGCGACACGCTCAATCGACTGATAAAAGTTGTTGTTAGCACCAGCGGCTGCGTTACCGGTAAAAACATTAGCAATTTTTTGCTGTGCGGCCTCGTCGCCGATTTGCGACCGGTCAGTATCGGTCATCGCATATTGACCAACACTTACGGTATCGCTGACGCCCCCTATCACCCAACGGTCCAGCGTATATGTCTGAAGCGTCGTGAACGGCCCCGGCCCACGCTGCGCTACGTTGAAATATGGGTTTTGGATGGTATTGCGCCCGACATCATTTAACGCAGGCGCGACCGCGCTCTGTACAAAGGCCGTGGACGATGCTTGTGTCGTCGAATTCCCGACTGCCGCGGTCGGCACGGTCGGCGTCCCAACCAAGGCAGGCGACGACAGCGGCGCATAGGTGCTGGCGACAGACGCGGTCGTCGCATAGGACGCGAGCGTGCTGGTTAACTGTTGCAACGGCACCGGATTGAGATTGGTCGCCGCGTTTCCCGCCAGCACGAGAGCGCCAGAAAGCGTCCCGCCCGCGAGCGCGAGATAAGGCCCACCGCCGACGTTATTGGCAATAATCCACTGGGAACTCGTCGGATCTGAATACCAGACATAAAGCTGCCCCGAAAGGCTCGACCACCAGAGAGCCCCGGGTGAGCCTGTCGGTGCGGTATCGGCGATGACGATGCTGGCCCCGCCAACACCCGTGGCTCCCGTAGCCCCGGTTGGCCCGGTGGCCCCCGTTACACCGGCCCCCGTTGGCCCTGTCGCGCCCGTCGCTCCCTGCGGCCCTGGCACCTGACTGATCGCGCCCGTCGCGCCGGTCGCGCCGGTTGCGCCGGTTATCCCGTTGGGGCCGGTCGCGCCGGTCGGGCCGGTTGGTCCCGGCACCGTAGAAGCCGCGCCGGTCGCACCCGTCGCCCCGACAGGGCCGGTGGCCCCTGTGGCCCCCGTTGGGCCGGTTGGCCCACCAGACGGTCCCGTAGGGCCTGCTACGGCACTGTTGGCAACAACCCACTGATGCGACGTGCCATCATCGTACCAGATGTAAAGCTGTCCAACGCCGGACGCACTATCCCACCACAAATTCCCGACTGCCGGGCTGGGCGGCGGCACCTCGGCGATCGTGACCGTCGTGCCGCCGGTTCCGGTGCCCGGTGGCCCCGTGGGGCCGGTCGCGCCCGTGGCACCCGTAGGTCCGGCCGGGCCGGGCGGGCCTGGGCCTCCCCCACCGCTGCCGCCACCGATGGGAATGCCGTTCTGAAAAAATCCCTGGTTCGCGTCGATCCGGCCATGCGCCGTGACATTGCCGCTGTACGTCGCCTGCGGCGCATTGTTTGTGATCTGGTTCGCCGCCGTATGAGTAATCGCGCCTTGTGCGAGATTGATCAACGTAGATACGGGGCCTGCACCGGCCACCATATTGGCCATCCCCGTGGCCATCTTCAGCATCCCTGAGATATCGGTGCCGATACCGGGGATCGCGCTAAGCATGCCGACTGCCGAATTGACGCCGCTCATCGCGCTGGTCAGCGAGAAATTACCGGCGGCGGCATCCCAGGCCATCGAGGCGACGCCGCCAAGCGCTGTATTGATCGTGCTGGCAACATCGCCGAGGCTTTGAATGCCCGACAAATCCAGCCCGCTCACTTGATGCGCGATGCCGTCGATCACCCCCTGAAACGAACCGCTGGTGATCGCCTGCCAAGCGCCAAGCGCCTGTTGCGCTGCGTTGAGAATTCCTCCGACCAGCGAGCCGGGGACGCCGCCAGGAGGGGACATCATCAGATTCATCGCCGCGCTGACTTTTTGCGTCGATGTCTGAACCTGGGTGTTAAAGCCCTTGCCGTTAAACGATGTCGGATTGTTGGGGGCCGCTGTCGTAAAAGTGCCGCCGCTGCGCGGATCTAATTCAAAATTGGTCTTGCCGTCATTGGTTCGTAATTGCCAACTATTCTGCGATACGTTTGGCAATGCTTGCGGCTGGCTGCGAAATCCCGGAATAAAAAACCCGTCCGACAGATCGTGCATGCGGTTGGCGAACTGGTTTTGCTGCCCGCCCTGCTGCTGCCACAGATCAATCGAGCGCGAGGCAAAGATCGCCAGCCCCTCGTCGCCTTTTTGAACCGGCACGGTGATCGCCATGCCGCCGCCGCCGAGATTGAGCGTCGGCATCGTCAGTTTCGGGACTGGCTGCCATTTGAGCGCGCCGCCCGGCTGCAACACCGCGAGCTTGATCGCGACGTTGCCGTCTACCGTGTTGGTCTTGCCGTCATGCTTCTCGGCGATGACCGGATAAGCCGTGTGCGTCGCGGCGCGATTGGCATCAAAGGCCTGCCGCTGCTGTTCGCCGGGATTGTAATGCCGCTCGGTATCGTCGAAGAAGCCGCCACCGCCACCGCCGATTGTCTGGCCGGTTGACGTAGTGCTACTTGGATTTGGCTCCGCCATCCCAGCCTCACGGCATGACCAGATAGACGTGCCCGTCGCTGCCCAGGCTGTAGAAATTGGGCACCGAATCAGGCGACACAAACGGGCCGATCGACATGACCGTCATGACGGTTGTCGCGCCCACGGGCAGATAACCAAACTGGCCCAAAATATCGGTGCCGGTGATCAGGGCCAGCCCGGTCAGGATTGGTGTCACACCGTCCTCCGCAAAGATATCGAGACCCCAGCACTGGTTGACGCTGTTCCATTTGAACGCGAGCGCATAGGCCACACCGCCCCACGTGATCGTCTCGGTAAAGGGATGCTCGGCCTCGGTCGGGATCTCAACGACTGTTGCCATGCGCGATCTCTAGCTAGGGATGTCGCTGCCGCCGCCGAGGTTCATGATGTTGCGATCGGTTGTCGGCACCGGATAGAGCCCTTTCTCGTTGAGATCGGCCGGGGGCGAATCCTTGACCGTCTGCGCTTCGGTCTTGGTGGTTTCCGCAGGCGCGGGCTTCTCCGCTGGTTTCTCGCCGTTGTCCTTTTTGGCAGCGGTCTTGTCCGGTTCCTTCTGATCGCCGTTATTGGCCGATTTCGTCGTAACCTCAGTTGTCTGCGTCTGCGCAATGATCACCTGACGGCAGGCGATCTGCGCCATCAAGGTGAATTCGTTGTGCTGGTCGGTCGTCACGACGATCCGCTCGATCAGCATATTCGTGTAGCGCCGCTTGCCGGTGACGATATCAAACGGCATAAACGCGGCCTGCCAGGACAATAACAGCCCATAGACACCGGTCTCAGCCGACAGATCAAAAGCCACCGCCTGCGACCAGCCAGCCGTTATGTTTACTTGCACCGGACGCTTAAAGGCGTGATCCGATATATTGGGGCCACGTTCGACGGGATGGTCGGTGATCTGTATCTCGTCGGTGTGCTGTTCGTCGATTGTAACTTGCGCAATGATGCCGCCGATCGACCGCCTGTAGGGCACAAACAGGGCGGGTGTCCAATTGCCATATTGCAAGGCTGCGCTGGGCGCGAGCGCCCGAGGCACCGTCGTTAATGCCATGTCAGAAGCCTTTGGTAAAAACCGAGCCGGGAGTGATCCTCACCTGACCATCGGCATCGATCGCCAGACAGACCAGATCGCAGTACCATGGCACGCCGCGCGTATCGCCGCTGATCTCCATCATGTAAATCTTGTACGTGCCGATCGGGCTGGTCGGCACATTGATCTCCTGCTGTCCACCCATCAACACGGCGGGATGCTGCTGCGAGATCGTCGCTTCCGCATTATCGGTCCCCGGTATGTAGGCAATGCCCGAGATGTATTTCTTATCGAGCTTGACCAGCCCGCCCATCCGCAGGCGCGGATTTAACAGGCAGCGCATCTGTATCCCGGCAGGCGTTGCCTCGGGGATGCCGACCAATCCGGTCTGCGGCGACAATACGGGCGCTTCACCGGGCAGATATTCCCGCTGTTTGACGATGTGCAATTTGTTCATGTCGGGCCAGCACTGCGCGTCGTATTTCAGCATCAACTGCCGGATGTAGGCTTGCGTGCTGCCCGCGACGATCCACGGGCGCTGAAGCTTTTCCGTACCCACTTGGTCGCTGACATGGCCCTCCGGAATTTTGCTGTCCTTGATAAGCTGCTTTAGCGCATCGCTTTCCTTCATCGGCGGATCAAAGCGGTGAAACGACACGGCGTCGCCGATCTGCCCGTCCGCCGCCTTGATTTCCATATAGGTGTCGGTTTGGTTCTCGCGGCCCTGGCGGTATATGATCACTTCGCCGTCGAAGAGCATCCCGTACTGCGCGTATTTGTAGCCCGCGCTCAGTTGCACACGCGTGAACTGCGTCATCTTGCTCATCGTTTCTGGATGCATATTGTATATTCTTGCCTCCAGAATATTCGGTGTCGTGCTGGTGTTCTTGTGCAGATTAAACGTGACGCGAAGCGCCGCCAATTCGAGGCCTGATGGATTGGCTTGCGCTGCCGGGACAGGCGGCGGTGACGCCGTTAGGGGCGTCGTGGTGCCCGGCGGCTGATCCGCCCGAGGGATCACGGCCAACGCTCTGGTCGGTGGCGGATGCGCCGGATCGAGGGCAGGCGCTGGGGCGCTCTGTGCCGGAGCGCTAGGCTGCGCTCCGTAGACGATCAGGCTGATGCGGCGCATCCATTGTGCGCCACCGGGGAGCGTCGAGCCGCCCTGGCCAAAACCGCCCGAATACGCCCCCTGCGAGGGCTGCATTTTTTGGGCGAGCGCCCCCCACGTATCCGCGTCCGGCTGTTGCGCCATTTAGCGCACCATCGCGCGACCGTCGCGCATCAACTGCGATGTTTCTTGGTCGTGCATGTGTTTGATGCGCTTCGCGGTAACGCTGGGACTGTCGTTGTTGTAGACGTGATAAGCGACATTCTGGACAACCGGCTTCGCTGCCGCCTGCTGCCCCCTCGGCGCGCGTGATCCCATCGGCATAAGCTGGCTTATCACCTTGTTGTAATCGTCGGGATGCACGACGCCGCCGCGTCGCCGCGTCCCGGCCAATTCACCGCCAAATGTCGCGCCCTCTTTCTCGGCCACTTCCTTTAGCGCGGCATTGATGCGCGCATAGTCTTGGACGCCAACACCGACACCGGCCAACAACACCTTCGCGCCTTGCTCCCGCAGACCGTGTACCAGCTTGCCGACATAATTGATGTTCTCTTGGTTGAAGCCCTGATGCGGTGGGTTGGAGCCTGACGTGACCGCGACCACCTTGCCCGCATAATCCTTGATGTGCTGGCTGACGCGTTCGTAAATCTGACGCGGTGTCGTGCCACCTTTGACATCCTGGCCGGACATGCCCAGCGATTTGGCGATGCCGACGCCGATCGAATCACCGACGACGGCTTGGATGCCGTCATGCGCCGCAGAAGCAGCCGCTGCCACATTTTCTGTGGAAGCTGCTGCGGGAGCGTCTAATGCTGCTTGAACCTGGCGAAGCTGCGCATAGCGACTGCCGGGGGTTTTAATTTTAGGGCGCTCAATCAGTTGTTGCCATAAATCGGTTAATTGTTGTTCATTGCCTTTCGCCGCGAAAAACTGTCTAAGGTGTTCTCGCTCGCTCGGCTCATTCACAGCATAGCGAAACTGAGCAAATATATCGTGCTGACGATCACCAAGCGCCTGCTGTGCCGCAGTCCAGCGCCCAAGGTGCAATTGCTCGATGCCGTGCGAGGTTCCATAATCGCCACTAGCATAGGGATTGAGTTGGCTTTCGGTGGTAAAATTAGCGAGCATTGCCTTAACATGCGCCGGATCGAGCTTGAGTTCGTTGACGCCATAATCGTATAAGTCCTTGGCCCGTTGCTTGTAAGCAGCACTGGTCCTGCCGGTGCGGCCACCGTAGCTGTCTGCACCACCACCACCGCCTCCCCCGCCTGCACCACCGCCGCCGCCGCCACCCCCTCCGGGTGTTTCGCCCCGACCGTGCCCCATCCGCTCCATTGTGTCGTCGCCGAGTTCGACGATCGGCTTATAGGCTGTGTCACCGGAAAACCACGCGACAAACGCAGTTTGCATCGACCGCAATGTCCCGACAAAGCTGCTGCTGCCGCCTGCGAAAAATCCCTGCAATCCACTGCTGATATTCGCAGGCAACACCATCTCGCCGGGATGCAGATTGGCCGGGACGATGCCACCGTGCTGATAGGCAGGCTTATACGCTTGGCCAACCCCAAACGGATCACCAAAAACCCATTTGCGCCATCCTGACTGATTTTCTTTCCGCTCGGGATCGGCAAAGGAGCCGGGATGGTGAGTGCCAATATACGGGTAGAGCGCTTGAGCTAATTCGGCAGCCGTAAAAGCCAGTCCGGCACCGCCCACCAATTTCCCAGCCCTTCCCAGCGCCCCCCGCCATCCCCCGGCGGCGGCTGCCCCAGCAGGTACTGCCGCCACTGCCGTCGATGCCGATGCTGCCTCGGTCTTGATGAGGCCAAGAGCCGTTGCTAATTCGCCCAAGCCACCAAGAAGCGTCCTGATATTCCCGACCATCTTTCCGGCAAAATTCAACGCCCAGACAGCCGCAAAAGCGATGACGATCGCTTCAAGATGTTTGAGCGCAAATTCGATGGCAGGCAGTAAAACGTCGGCAATCTCTTTAAGTGTGTCCCGCGCTTCTTTACTGATTAGCCACTTAGAAAACTTTTCGCCGATTTCAGTGATCACCTGAAGCGGCGTCCTGCCATCCGGTCCAGGCGTCGTCAGCAGCTTGATAAAGGAGGCCTGTAGTGTTTCGCCGACATCCGCAAGCGTTTGACGAAATTGTGTAGATTGTGCCGTTGCCTCCTTTTCACTGATTTGCAGATCTTTGTAGATTTTGTTGTGGGCGGCGAGGCGCGCCGTCGCCAGATCCCAATTTCGGGCGTGCTCCTGCACGATGCGCGACGCACCGGCACCAAACCATCCTTCTATCTGCGTGCGAATTGCGACAAGCGGTTGAGCGGTTTCGTCGCCGTGGAATTGGACAAGGAGATCGTGGTAGCGCGATCCCGCCTTCTCCATAAATTCGACGACATTATTGACCGGGCCGACGATGCTCTCGGCGGCCTGCTTCAGCCCCGGCTGTCTGAATTTTTCGGCTAGCCCCGATAATACCGAATCGGCTTCGCCGCCTGAGATGTTCGCCCCTTCAAGCTCGGCCCGGTAGCGCCCAATCGCCTCCGCCGATGCCCCGACCGACCGCGTCAGATAATCGAGATTGCTGTAATAGCTCGTCGAGCGGCGCACCATCTCCTCGACGCCGAGGAGCGCGCCCAATGCCGCGAGGCGGACGCCGTTCAGCCCGTCGATGCTCTTCTTGACGTTCTCGTGAAAATGCTTCTGCGTGCTCTCATCGACGACGTATTTGAGCCGGACGACAAAAGATTGCAGCGTTACATCAGCCACGGCGGCTGTCCTCCATCGCTTCGTGAGCGCGCGCCTCGTTTTCGTTCTGCACGTCGAGCGCTTCGTTCATGCGGGCGAGATCGAACAGGCCCAGCGTCCCGTCGATCAGGCTTTCGTATTGGCACAGGCCTTCGATAACCGGGCGCATCACCCAGTCCTCTTCGTCGATCATTGCGGCAAAGGAGACGCTTCCGAGGTTGTGGTTGCGTTGTCCAAACCGTTGGGCTGGGGGCCGGGAAAAAAACTGCCGAGGTTATCCTGTATGACGGTGAAGGCCAGTTGGATCATCGTCGTCATTTCCATGTCGTCGAACATCAACTGGCCCTGCGGTGTCGTAATCGGCACGTAGGCGCGGCCATTGTTGACCGTCACCGCCGTCAGGCATGTCTTCAAGATCCATTCGCTGTCTTCGGTGGACATCTCCGACACCGCCTGCGCGATCGGCGCGAGCGATTTCCAGAAATCGGCTTGCTCGGTGCTGGCGGGCATATGCGAAAAGCTTTCGCCGAGACCGGAGAACAACGGCATAAGCTTCCTGACCAGATGAAACTGCTTGAAGGCATCAAGCTTGCCGGTGCGGTACTGCCGCCCGTCAACTTCCACTTCCTGCATAACTCAGTCTCCTACACGACGCCCGCCGCTACCGCGATGCCCGATCCGAGGATGAAATCGGTGACGCCGGAATGGAACGTCCACACCATCTCGCCGCCCTCTTTGGCGTAGGTGATATCGGCGAATTTGGCGAAGGCGCATTGCTGACACACGACCACGTCGTTCAACTGGAGATCGCGCACCGAGATCGTGTTGAAGCCGTAGACACTGCTGCCCGACGTATCGAGGGCGTACATCTGCGACAGCAATTGATTGGTGGGCGACGTTTTCAACAGGCGCACAGTCACATTCGCGCCCTTGCCAGCGTGCAGGCTGTGCATGACCGCACCGTCCGCGCCGATCGTCATCGTCGATTTGTCCTCGACCATCGTGATCGAGATACCGCCATCGGATGCCGCCGATCCCGCGCCCAGCGTGACTGTCCCGCTAGGACCGGTGATCGAGGCCATGATGTCTTGAAACGAGTATGTTGCCATTTAGCCCTCCTCCTTTCACAGCTCTCTCAGATCGATCAATTGCCAGTTGCTGTCTTCGGGCAATTTGCGATCGGCCCAGCGTATCGCGTCGTCGTCGTGCGGAAATTCGTGGACGATGACACTGCGAAACGCCCTGCGCGATAACGCCGCGACCGCGCGCAATTTACCGGCGCGATCACGATAGAGGATCGCGCTGGACATCAGCGGTTCACATTGATGATCACGTTGGCGAAGTGGATTGCACCGGCCAATTTGACGGCGATCTGGATCAACGGCGCGATGCGCGCCTCGCGATCGGCTTGGTCCTGCGTATCGACCGAATTGGCAAAGGTGTACCAGCCGTTTGCCAGATAATTGCCATATTGCAAGGTGCCAAAGCCGGGGGCGTTCCAGATGCCGGGCGCGATCAAGCCGTTGATGACGCCCTGCGACAGCCCGCCATCCGCCCGGTTGACGAGCATATGCACGCCCGGATTGGTCTGCGGCACTTTTGGCGACTGGTAGAGCAAGTTCCACATATCGTTCTGGATGCGGTTCGCCAGCCAGTCGAGCCCGTGGATCTCGTCCCAATATGCCCGACCGCTCATCATGCCTTCCTGCACGATGCTCGTGGCGTTGTTGTACTGGACGTAGACGTTGCAGCGCTTATTCATCAAGGTTGACGCCTGCGCCCCGGTCAGAAGCTCTGGGATGACACCGGGCTGCACTTTGAATTTGGCGGTCAATGTCGTGTTGCTGCCTTCGAAATTGACCGTCAGCACACGGCCAAAGAACGAGCTAATGGCATAGAGACTGGTGATCGAATACTGGAGCACCGTGCGGGTGTAATCGGCCAGCATCGTCTGGCTGGCAAGATCGGTCGTATTGGTCGGATCGAGGGTGGTCGCCTCGCTCGTCGTCGCGCCATAGACATGCTTGTCCGCTGCGGCTTCGACATAGCCGGAACAGGCGAGATGCTGCGCATCGGTCAGGGGCACCGTGGCGGCGAATGTCCCAGCGTACCAGCCGCGCCCATCGACGCGCGCCAAGGCCGCGACCGGCGTCTCGGGGGCGAGCCCGACGGCGGTCCGCATCGCGGTCGTCTGCGTCATGTGCAGTTGCGCCGAGATATCGGTGCCACCCGTCGGGGCGGTCAGATAAGAGACCGAGGATGTCGCCCCCGTCGTGCCGGATGTCAGGATGAATTCCTGGCCGTTCCAGACAAAGCCCGTATTGG